GCAGATTTATACAAGTTTTCTTTGGAGAGTGCCACCAACAAGAGATTATGGAAGTTTAGATGGCGATTTACAATTAAGTTCTTTTTTACAAGATGCTGATCTTGATGGAAGATCATTTAATACTGTCATGCGAGAAGTACAAATGAACGCAAGTATTTATGGTAATTGTTGGGTTATTATTGATAAACCACAATCAAATGCTAATACAAGAGCAGAAGAACTAGCACAAGATATAAGACCTTATATATCAATATATACACCAGAAAATGTAGTAAATTGGAATTATAAACGATCTGCAAGTGGTAGGTTCTATTTAGATTTATTAGTTTTAGTTGAAGATATAAACTCAGAAAGAGCTATTGTAAAAGTATTTACAGAAGAAGCAATAAGCACATATCATGTAGAAGAATATGAGCAAGAATATGCAGAAGGCGAAGTAAAATTAATTGAAGAAATACCTAATCCTATAGGAAAAATCCCTGCAGTAAATGTTTATAATTTAAGAGGAAATAAAAGACCAATAGGTATATCTGATCTTGCAGATGTCGCACCTTTACAACAAGGTATTTACAATGACTACTCAGAAAAAGAACAATTAATTAGATTAGCAAACCACCCAAGTTTAGTTAAAACACCAAATGTTGAAGCAAGTGCAGGTGCAGGTGCAATTATTGAAATACCAGAAGATTTAGAATCTTCATTAAAACCATACATAATACAACCAAGTGGTCAAAATTTAGATGGCATTTTAAAATCAATACAAAGTAAAATTGATGCTATTGATAGAATTACACATATGGGTTCTGTTAGATCAACTGGAACACAAATAGCAAGTGGCATAGCATTACAAACAGAATTTCAATTATTAAATGCTAGATTATCTGAAAAGGCTGATTATTTAGAAAATGCTGAAGAACAGATATGGTCTTTATTTGCTAAATGGCAAGACAAAGATTGGGACGGCAGTGTTAATTATCCAGATACATTTGATATAAGAGATTGGGCGAATGATCTTCAATATTTACAAATGGCAAAAGCATCTGGCATTAAATCAGAAACATTTAACAAAGAAATTGATAAACAGATTGCAGAAGCTGTTATTGATGACAATGAAACAATTAAAACTATAAATGATGAAATAGACGCAACAAGAAATACAATTGGCCAATTTCAAACAACAGAAATAGAGGGGCAGACAGTTGGCGAAGAAAGTTAGAAGAGTAGCTAGAGACAAAAAAACAAAAGTTCCTAAAAAATATCTTTCTGGTTTAAAAGGAACAAAAAGAACTAGAAGAGCTAATTTAATAAAACAAGTTAGTTCATTATATAAATCTGGTGCAAGAATACCTTTATCATTGTTAAGGAGTAGAACGAAAGCATAATGGCAAGTAAATTTAGAAAACCTTTATCAGCGAGTACACTTAAAACTTTAAAAGCTAAAGCTAAAAAATCTAAACTATTTAATTTAGCAGATTTAAAAGCTTCATTTAGAAGAGGACAAGGTGCATTTTTAGCAGGTGGTAGTAGACCAAAAGTACCAATGAATGCTTGGGCTATGGCAAGAGTAAACAAATTGATAAGTAGAGGTCGTTCTGGTACATTTGATAAAGATATTATTAGAAGAGCTAGTAAAAGAAAAAGAAAATAATGTCGCCAAAAATTTCTACATTAAAAGATAAAATTAAAAAGAAAAAGAAATTAGGTTTTACAGAAAGAGCCAGTGCAATAGCTAGAGGATTATTACCTAGAAAATCTGGAAAGTATAAAGGAAAAAAAGTAAAAAGTAAAAAATATGGAGGACCTGCTTAATTTTAGGTTTTTTAAAATGATATGTATCAGATGTAAAATAGCTATGATTGAAATAATAAAAAATGTTTGGCGATGCTCTATGTGTAAAACAATTGTTAATGAAAGGCTTAAAAATGGCTGAATATCAAGGTAAAAAAGTTACACTTAATAAACCATTTAGACTTTCTACATCAGAATCTAAACGTAAAAAGTTTGGTGTTTATGTGAAAAACAAATCAACTGGTCGTATTAAAAAAGTTACTTTTGGTGCTAGAGGTATGTCTATAAAGAAAAATATACCTGCAAGACAAAAATCTTTTTTGGCTAGAATGGGTGGAGTTCTCAAAGAGGTCAAAGGTCAAAAAACTCTATCGCCTGCATACTGGTCTATAAGAGCATGGAAAAAAGACTTTCCATTATAAAATGTCAAAAATATTAGATAAATTAGCAGATCAACATGAAGAACGAATTATTAATGTTTTATATCGTTTAGAAGAAGATGTTATTAAAGAAGTTACCAGAGCTACAAAAGGTCAATTAGTTTCACAAAGACTTGCAATACAATTACAACCAAAACTAAGATCAGTTATACAAAATACATTTATAAATGAAGCTGATCTAATAGTTAATGAAGATTATAATAAAATTGCAAAAGAAGTACTTGATACATTTGGTAAAATGCCAATACCAAATAAATTTAAAAATTTAACAGAAATAGACTTACAAACGATAAATAACCTTAAATATCAAATATTTGCAGGCTTTGAAGATGTTGCAGAAAGATTTTTAAAGGTAATAAACGATGAAGTTTATCAAAGTGTAATTGCAGGCAGACCATTTGAAGATATGGTAAGTAATATAAGAGCACACATAAATGGTGTGTATAAAAAATCAAATACTAGCGAAATAAATCAATTAGTTGATTTTATTAATGAAAATAAATTTGATGAAAGTAAAAAATTAGCAGTAGAAGAAGCTGTTCGTAAATTACATACACAATATGCATCAGACAGAGCAGGCAATAACCTTAGAAGATATGCAAGCCAAATAGCACATGATAGTGTTATGCAATTTCATGGTCAATTTACTGTTTCAAAAGCAAAAGAAAGTGGATTGAACCATTTTACCTACACTGGCACTTTGGTTCGTGATAGTAGACCTTTCTGTCAAAGTATGCTAAACAAAACATTAACCGAAAAAGAAATTCGGGATATTTGGAATAATAGAGGTTGGCAAGGTAAATCTACTGGAGACCCATTTATAGTTAGAGGTGGTTATCGTTGTCGACATACTTGGATTCCAACAGACCCCAACTGGGAGAAATAAGGAGTATTAAATGGCAGAAGAAAATCAAGTAGAACAACAACCTACTGAAAATGTTGAAAAAGTTCAAGTAGAACCAGATCAACCAGAACAAAATATGAAAAAATTCACAGAAGAAGAATTTAATAATATTGTTCAAACAAGATTAGCAAAACAAAAAGCATCTTTCTTTAAACAATTAGGTGTTGAAGATTTAGAAACAGCAGTGAATGCAGTCAACACAGTTAAACAAGCTGAAGAACAAAAACAAATACAAAAAGGCGAGTTTGAAGAAATCTTAAAAAATAAAACACAAGAATGGAACAAAGAGAAACTTAATTTAGAAAATCAATTAAAAGATATCAAAATTAATAAGTCGTTATTGCAATCTGCATCAAAGAATAAAGCAATTAATCCAGATCAAGTTGTTTCACTTTTACAAAGCCAAATTAAATTAAATGAAAGTGGAAATGTAGAAATACTTGATTCGCAGGGATTAGCAAGGTATAACAATAAAGGGGAACTTTTTACTACTGACGAGTTAGTACAAGAGTTTTTAACACAGAACCCTCACTTTGTTAGTGCAACACCTAGTGGCTCTGGCACAGTGTCAAATGTGGATAGGCAAGAACTCAATAAGCCTTTTAATCTTGAGGACTTAGATATGAATAATCCAGATGATAGGAAAAAATATGCTGAGTATCGAAAGCAAAGAAATTCTAAACCAACTGTGATTAATCTAAATAAATAAAACCGAAGCTATAACATAAGGAGTTTATATGGCTAATGAAACAACCAGTTCAACGATATCTGAGTTATATACAGAGATAGTGGCTGAAGCTCTGTTCGTAGCAAGCGAACAATCAATTATGAGAAATCTTGTTAGAAACTACACAATCGCAGGTGGTGGTAAATCGGTTGAAGTACCAGTGTATGCAACTGTATCAGCATCAGCAGTAAGTGAAGCTTCTGATCTTTCTAATACAGCAGTAAATCCAAGTTCAGTTACAATAACTGCATCTGAGGTTGGTATTATGACTACATTAACTGATCTAGCTAGAAATTCTGCATCAAGAAATGTTGCAGGAGACATTGGCAGATTATTTGGTGAAGCTATTGCTAGAAAAATGGATAGTGATCTTTCTGCATTATTTACTGGGTTCTCAACAGAAAAGGGACCTGGAGCAGGTTCTGAGTTAACAGTTCAAGATTTATTTGAAGCAGGTACAGAATTAAGAACTGCTAATGCACCCGGACCATATTATGGTGTATTTCACCCAAAACAAATTTTTAATGTTAAAAAGTCATTAACTAATACATTTGTTGGTAGAGATACAGAACTTTCAAACGAAGCAATGAGAGCAGGTTTTGTAGGCACAATAGCAGGCATACAAATTTTTGAATCTTCAAATATTTCAGTAGATGGTTCAGATGACTCTATTGGTGGTGTATTCTCACAAGATGCTTTAGCTTTAGCAATGATGCAAGACCTAAAGATTGAATCACAAAGAGATGCTTCACTTAGAGCAGATGAAATTGTGGCAACTGCAGTCTATGGGGTTAGCGAAATCCATGATAGTTATGGAGTTAAGTTAACAGCAGATTCACTTGCTAACTAACAATTATGGGGAGGGCGACCTCCCCTTTTTATTAAAGGATTTATATTATGGAAATGGTCAAACTGATAAATAAAAATGGCGATATTATTGAAAGAATGAAAATACAATATGAGCCAAATATAAAAATATGGGAACAAAGAGGTTGGAAACTTTACGATGAAAAGGCACAGCCGAAGAAAGTTGAACCACCAAAAGACCAAACTATAATAGAAGAAAAGCCAAAGGTTACAAAGACAACAACTAAAAAGGCTGAGTAATGGCTACTAACGAATTTAATGTAACAAATACTAGTCTTACAAAAATTCAACCAGATATTCTAGGATTTGGTATATCAGATTTTGCCGATCAATTACAATTTGCTGAAAATGATGTATTAAGACGTGTCCGTGAAGAATGGTGGGAAAGATATAGGCACCAAGTTCGTTATAAAGATATTACAAAAGTAACATCAGTTGAAATGGATAGTTCTAAGTTAACTGATGCACAATGGACACAATCAGTAGTCTATTTATGTTTATGGAAATATATTTATCCAATTTTAACTAAATGGCGAGACCCAGATACTGGCGAGGGCAAAGATGCTTTTCAAGTACAAATTGATTTTTATAAAGATAGATACGATGAAGAATTTCAAGCTATTTTAAGAGATGGGGTTGAGTATGACGAAGATGGTGGTGGCACTGTTTCAGATAGCGAGAAAGAGCCATTACATAACCTTAGATTAGTGAGATAATGGAAATATCTGCAAAAGTAAATACGATTGAAGTAATCAAAGAATTTAAGAGGATAACTAGAAAACAAAAAGCTATTATAGATAAAAGTCTGAAAAGAGTATCTAATATGGCTATTCTTATGATTACAAAGCGTACACAAGCAGGTAAACTGCCAGATGGTGGTAAAATGCGTTCTTATGCAAGAAGTACTGTTAAAAGCCGAAAAAAGAGGGGTAGACAAACTGGTTTTGTAGACCTTACTGATACTGGAAAGATGTTCAGAAGTTTAGATTTTAGAACTGGTGGTTTTAAAAGCACATTATTTTTTGCTAATAAAGAAAGAGAAAAGATTGCTAGTTACCACGATAGTTTAGGTGTAGGTAGAAGAAAAATTACACGACCATTCTTTTCAATAGGCGATAGAGAAGAAGATAAAATAAAAGCAGAATTTAACAGATTTTATTTCAAAGAGTTAAGGCTATGAGCAAAAGAGAAAATATAGCAAGTGATATAATTACTAAACTTGATGCAGTTACAAGCCCTATTGAGTTTAAAAAAATTACAAGAGAACCATTTGAAGTTGAAGAACTTTCAGATGCTCAGTTTCCTGCAATGTTTATACAATCTGGTGATGAAACAAGAGAAGT